GTCGTCCACGCGCTCGGACTCCATGCGCTTGATGTCGTCCGGGCCGAACTGCCAGATCGTCCGCATCCGCGTCCGCCACGGCACCCCGGAGGACGCGGCCTTGACCGACGCGTCACCCTTCTCTGCCAGGGAGTAGCGGTCGGCGGGGCGCCACTGGATACCGATCAATGCCGGGTCGGTCAGACCCTCCGCTTCTGCGATCCGTCCGAGCAGGGCCATCGTCTGCGCGTGCGAGGCGCCCAGGCGACCCTGCTTGTCCTCGACCTTGGTGGTCAGGCCCTCCTTGACCAGCGAGGCGCCGGCCGCGGACTGGTTCACTGCGTCGGAGGAGAACATCGACATCGGGGTGAACGTCACCGCCGAGAGTCGTTCGATCTCCTTGGACGCCAGGCCTGACACGGGAGTGGTGTCCACCACCCCGGACTCCCACATCTTCGCCGTCAGCGGCAGCCGCCACAGGGCGTCCGGTGCCGACTCGAACAGGTTGGTGTAGTCGATCAGCTCGCCGGTGTCCTTGTCCCGGGACGGCATGTCCTCTTCGGAGACGTGGATCGCGCGCTGCCGGAACGCCTGCATCGTCACGATCCACATGGCCTGGAGGATGACGTGGTCGATGCGGTCCAGGTGCGGCAGGTGCCGCTCGAACTCTCCGACGCCCTCTTCGTTGCGGTACCGCACCACAGGCATCGGCACCGGGACGGGCTCGCCGTCCTCTCCGCCCAGCTTCGGGTCCCACTCCCAGCCGGAGCCAGTGAACCGGACCCCGGACTTCACGGCCGACTTGCGGGGCCGGAACGCCACCCACCGGTGACCCGTGGTGCCGTCAGGTGAGGGCCGGAACAGGTAGGCCACGTCGCGGTCGTCGACGTCATCGTGGAACACCTTGGACGCAGCGAGGATGATCGACTGGCGCACCGGGTCGTGGATTGTGATGACCTGCCGCGGGTCCTCTGCGGTGGCCGCCACCTGACCCTGGTACTTCGCCCCGATCACGTAGGCGTCACCGGCGATCATCGACAGCCGGTGCACGTCGTCCTGCTCCGTCTCCATGCCGGCGGACTTCCACAGGGCGTAGGCGTTCGCGTCGCCGTTCTCGTCAGCGCTGTCCGGGGTGACGATGCCGGTGACCCGCAGCCGGTAGCGGGGCGCCTTGACGATCATCTCCGCGAACGCTGTGCGCGCCGTGGCGAAGAACTGACGTGCCGCCGCTGGCGCGTCCTTCAGCGCGGGCGGCAGGGGCTGGGTGCCCTCGTAGCGGGCGAACAGCGGGTCGATGCGCTTGCGGCGCGTCTCGAGCTTCGCCGAGCACCGCTGCATCCACCAGCCGGGGCTGTCGGGAGTCTGTACGTCGATCGGCACGGCCCCCCCTCTCGTTGGTCAGCGGATGCGTCGGGGGCGGGTCGGGGTCCGCGGGACGCTCGCCCCGGCCTTGACGGCGTCCAGGTACGCCTGCCAGGACAGGAGCCCGGCCATCGCGCCGTCGAACTTCCGGTCCGGGTGGATCTTGCCGAGGATGAACAGTGGTCGGCCCTCGTCGTCAACGAACTTCGTCGGGACCTTGCCGGCGTTGCCGATGTGGCGACTGAAGTCTGCGGCGTTCTGGTGGCCCGGGACCCAGCCCATAGAACCGGAGGCCTGGCCCTCCTGGTAGGCGCGGATCGAGTAGGCCACGGTCTTGTAGCGGTTCGTCCACCACTCCTCGACCAGGCCCTTGTGCCGGCCTGCCCACTCGCCCATCTCGGTGACCCAGTACGGCGGGTCGCCGTACAAGCGCCACACNNTGTACGTGGTGAAGATGTCCTCGACNGCCTGGTCNACCGACGCCGGGTCGATCTCCCACGTCTCGTCCGCGTCGAGCGGCTTCTCCCACAGGGCGTAGAGCTCCTGGGTGCCCGTCGCGACCTCGGTCAGCACCATGCCCGTGGCGTCACGGCGCCGCGCCCCATCGAACCCGACCGTGACGAGCGCGCCCTTCGGGATCCGCGCCCGCATCGGCGCATCCATGTCGCCACCGACGTGACACAGGTCCGCCCACCGCTTCGTGTCGAACGCCTGCTGCGCGGACTTGATCCACCGGTTCAGCCACACGCGCTCGAGATACGCCCCGTCCGCGCCCGGCCGGTCCCACTTCGACGCGATCTCGTCGAACTGCCCCGGACCCCACTCGCCCGCCGGGCCGGTGGCCTCGGCGACCGCGGCGATGCGCTCCGGCTTCTTCGACAGGTCATGCCCGCCGTCGTCGGTCCGGTGCAGGTAGAACAGGTCCGGGCGCTCGATCTTGCCGTCCCTGATCATCTCGGCCTCGGTGTGCAGCTGCTCAGCGACCGACCTCTGGCCCAGTTCGCCGGCGGTCCCCACATACAACGACCACGGGTCGTCCAGCGGGCGCTTGGGGAGGTTCGCATCCATCGTCGTGTGGGCCTGCAACTGCCGTGGCAGGTACAGACGGTGCGGCTCGTCAAAGCAGTTCAGCGTCGTGCGCGCACCGTCACGGGCGCCCGGTGAGTTGGACAGTGGGACGGCGCGACCGTCCGCGCGACCCCACTCGTCCAGGCGGATGATCCGCTCGAGCGAGACGTCGAACAGGTCCGCGTCAGGCCCTTCTTCGATGATGTACTTCAGCGCCCCGAACGCCAGCTCCTCGACCTGTTCGACCGTGACCGCCAGCATCGGGATGTACGGCGACCGCACCGGACGTCCGACCGGGTTGCCGTGCGCGTCGAAGCCGTCACACCGGGTCGGCCCCTCGGGGTGCAACTCGACGAACGCAAAGACTGCCATCTTCTCGGTCTTCGCCAGGCCCTTGCGCACCGACATGCCCACGCGCTTGAAGCGGCGCCGGCCCGCCCACGGGTGCCCTTTCGGGAACACCTCGGAGGCGCGGTAGATGAACGCCCTGAACTCCGGGTCGATCACGTAGGGCTGCCCCTGCAANGATCCCGGGCCGTAGACCNCCCGCTCCTCGATCAGCGCGCACACCTGCGGGCCCAGTGTGGGCCACGGCTCCGGGTCNGGACCCGGNACCACCAGGAGCACGACTCAGCNCACAGCGAAGAGCCCGTTACGCGGGTCGTCGCCCTTCTTCCGCTTGGCCGCCTGCGTGGTGAGCACGCCACGGCGCCGCTGCTCACCCTGCGCCTCCGCACCCTCGACGCGCTCGATCTCCGCGCGCAGCCTCAGCAGCGCCAGCGGATTCAACCCGAGCCGGTCCGACAGCATCCGCGCTTCCTTCGCGGANTCCAGGTCCCCCTGCTCACCCGCGATCTTCCANCGCACGTACTGCGCGACCTCGCGCTGCGCGTGGGACTCCTCCCAGATCACCGCCTGGGGGATCCCCCACAGGTCGGCCCATAGGGCAACCTCAGCGTCGCGCGCCTGTTCGATCTCGAGCTCCAGCTGCGTGACGAGCATCTCGGACTTGTTCAGACCCCGGCGCAGGCGACCCCTAGTCCGGCCGTCCTCCGCGTCAGCGATCTCCACCTGAAGCGCTGCCACCCGGTCCCGGTTGAACTCCAACGCAGCCTGCGCACGAGGGCTCGGCTGCAGCGGCCACGGTGGTGCCGACTTCTGCCGACCCTCCGGCTTCAGGACCCGGAAGCCGGCCTTCGGGTTGTTGCGGCGAGCGCGCACGCTCGGGTGCTTCGGGGTGGGGCCAGGCATGGTGACCTCCGTGTCGGAGAACGCCGACGCCGACCCCTGACGGGTCAGCTCGGCGAGACGTTCTGACGGCTATTGCACGATCTGCACAAGACGGCGATCAGGCCTGCCCCGCCGCCGCGCGACACCGCCCGCTTGTGTGCCGCGGTCAGATCCCGCGACGGGTGCGGATCGCGGTGCCACCCGGGGCATACCCACCCGTGCTCAACCACCCATGCGACGACGGCAGCGGCACGCCGAGCACGCTCGGCAGGATCACGCGCCGCGATCGAACTCGGCGACGGGGGGCGCCGAGCGTGCGTAGGGCAGTACGTCACGCCCACCACCCGCACCGGGCAGCCAAACGCCCCGCACGCCTTCGGAGCCCTCGGCATCAGGCGGCCACTGCGACCCGGGCGCCCTTGGCGACGTTGCACCCGAGATGAGCCAGCTGGACGTTCTCCGGGACGTGTGCGCCGCCCTTCGACAGCGGCAGGATGTGGTCCAGTGACGGACTCAGCGAGTCCGGGTAGGCGACGTCCATGTCGACAGGATCACCGCACAGGCCGCACCGGTACTCGCCCCGCTCCGCGATCTGGTCCCGGATGACCGGACCGTCGACAGCGGTCGCCAACTTCAGAGCGCGACGGCGGTGGTATGCATCCCGGCGAGCATCCGTCCACTCCTGCGGCGCCATCTTCTCGCGGCCGAACTGCGACCGGCGCCAAGCCTTGTAGTGCAGCGGGCACATGCCCTGAGCCTTGAGCGGACGGCCGCAGGAGTCGACCGTGCAGGTCTTCGTCCGGCTGGTCAAGAGAGCCCGATTCCGGCATGGCGGCGAGCAGTACTTCACCAAGCCGCCGTCTGCGCGAGTGAACGAGGTCCCGCACCCGGCGCAGACGCGCGGTCGCCCGTGCTCTGCCATCGTGGCAGCGCGGCCCCTGGCTGTTGCCGCCGCCTTGTTCCGCGCCACGTACTCCGGATTCGCTTCGCGGAACGTGTGCACGCGGCATGACCCGCTGCACCACTTCCGGGGTCGGCCGGGGTTGAGCCCGGGCCGAACCTCTGAGCCGCAGCCGGGGCAAGGTATGGCCACCACCGCGACCTCTCCAATCCCGTCGGGCTGGAACTTTGCAGACCCCAGCGGTACTAGGGGGGAGGGGGGGAGGGGGTGGCCCCCCTGGCCTTGGCGAGATGGCTTGGGCGAGGTTGGTTGCGCGTTTGTTCCCACGTGATCTGCTCAGCGAGGTCGACCGCGGCGTTGAGTTCTGCCGGGCTGTCCACGGTGTGGGAATGGGTGACAGCGGCCTTGCTGTAGGTGGCCCAGCCAGCCTCGATCGCAGCAAGGCCACCAGCCCAGTCGTCGTTGTCCACGTAGTACGCGCCGGCGCCGAGGGCCTCACGAACACCAGGGAGGTCGGTGGCCAGCGTGGGGATACCACGCGAGGCGGCTTCGACGGCGACCATGGAGTAGGACTCGTGGAGGCTGGGCAGCAGGAGCGTGCGAGTGCGCGCCCAGATTGGTTCGAGGTCACCGTGCTCGACGATGGTGACGTTCGCTACGGCCCGGACATCCTGGGCTCCGTGGCCGCCTCGGACTGCGATGAACTGCTGATCGAGGTTTGTCGCGGCGAGGTCCCAGAACACGTCTGAACCCTTGTCTCGGTTGAAGTTGACCATGGTGACCGCGTCTCCGGGGGCCTGTGGTTGCCCGAGAGTGACAGGTGGGTGGACGACGAGGGACCGGATGCCGAGGACGGACAGGTAGACGTCGGCCATGTGGTGACTGTTCGTCAGGAGGGCGACGTTTCCGACGCGGCGAGCTGCGTCTAGGTCTTCCAGTGACGTGCGCCGGTTGTTGTGCGCCCACACCAAGAGCGGAGTGTCGAGGTAGATTCGACGAGTGCGCTGCGCTAGGCCAGAGTTCGTGATGACAAGGTCACCTGCGACACGGTCTCCGATGTAGTGCTCGACGTCCACCCCGTCGACCATGGCTGGCTTGACGTCTTCCAGGGTACGCACGCAGACCTGGTGGCCGCGGACCGCGAGTTCGACCAGGAGCGCGTGTAGTGCAACCTCCGCGCCGATCCTGCGGTTAGTGACGTAGGACAGGGTCAGGGCGGTGATTCTCACGTCACAGACCCTCGCTCTGCTCGGCGATGAGTGCCCGCATGGTCTCGGGTGTCTGCGATGTCAGGTATCGCTCGGTGTAGAACGCGCCCGTGACGTTGAAGTTCGGGCGTGCGCTGCGGTCAGTCCACAGTTCGAACACGACCTCGCCTTGGGGT